GTTCATATCGGTGACGATGTCTGCTGTACCGAGGGTATTTAGGTCGGAAACTACGTCTGCTGTACCTAAAATTGCCATATCAGCTACTGCGTCTGCTGTACCTAAACGTCCTATTTCAGTAGCTTTCCCTGCCGTTGCAGTTACATCACTGGAAATTCCAGCCACAGTAGTTGTGTCAGCAGATATGCCAGCAACAGTTGTTACGTCACTTGATATTCCTGCAACAGTATTTACGTCAGCAATGTTGGTTGAAACTATATTAGTATCACCCTCCTTTGCTATCATCTTATGATAATTATAGGTGTTAAGAGTAGTTGTAGAAATAACGTGCATACCCAGAGAGTCTGCAATAGTTGTACTCTGGTATGTGGCAGGGATACCATTAATTGTAACGGTTGAAGATCCTAATGTACGTCCTGTAGTAGATACTCCAGAACCGTTTACTACCAGTCCACCTGCGTTGGCTATAGATACTACTGTACCTGCACCATCATCAGGATCTGGATTAGCATTAGGAAAGGATTGATCGTCAGCAATTGCATGAAAACCACCTACATCATTAACAATAGAAACAATGTCATCCCTTACTGCTTTGGATGTAGGTATAGCGTCATCGCTACTTGAAAGTGTAGTTTGAAGAGTTACCTCTTCCCAATCACCAGAACCAGTAGTCACCCTACCCATAACCTTATTAGTTGCCGTGGCATCTACAAGCTTGGCTAAAGTAACATCGCCATCCAATATCTTTGCTGTAATAATTTGGTCATCGCCTATATGTGCGGAATCAATACTTCCGTCTGTATAGTGTTCTGAGTCGATAGCGTCATCTACAATTTTAGACCCATCTACAGAATCAGCAGACATATGAGCAAGATCAATACTTCCGTCTGTGTAATGTTCAGAATCAATAGCATCATCAGCTATCTTAGTTCCGTCAACTGAATCGGCAGACATATGAGCAAGATCAATACTTCCGTCTGTGTAGTGTTCTGAGTCGATAGCATCGTCTGCTATTTTAGTCCCGTCTACAGAATCAGCAGATAGGTGAGCAAGATCAATACTCCCGTCTGTGTAATGTTCAGAATCAATAGCATCATCAGCTATCTTAGTTCCGTCAATCGCATCAACAGCTATCGTCAGTACGCCTGTATTAGATAATGTTGCATCCCCTGACACAGCTACGTTATCGAAATCAGTACCATCAGCTACAATGATGTGCGTGTCTGTAGCCGCAATAGTAGCGTCAACAGGTAAATATGTCACTGCCTCTATCGTATCAAGACGAACATCCTGTGCATTAGACTCAGTAATAATCTGATCAAACTCAGCATCTACCTTCGTAGCACTGAATAGTACAGGGGGAGTTGCGTCCCTGTCAGTCTCGAAATCATGTAACCTAGTTAATGTTGCCATATTTAATTCCCTTTAATCGTTAGCTCTAAAACCAGCAGGGACATACTTAACCCCATAGAATGAAATACTAATATCTGTTTTATGCGTTGCCGAGAATGAAAACTTTACAGACCTACCCATACCAATCATGGGGATCAGTACTTTGTTTACGTCAGGGAAATCCCAGTAAGCAGTATCCCAAGCAATCTCATCCCACTTAGATGGCCTTGTTTGCAAGTAATAAGTTTTGTATGAGGTTGTGTCGAAATCAAAGTAAACATCCAAGTTAAACAATCCTGCTGCTCCAGACCCCTTAAACTGAAAATACTTGAATAACTTCTTTATACTAATGTTATCTAGCCACAGCCAAGGCGTATCCCACTGCCATGCAACAGGTGTGCTATTGTCACCGTCTGCATAGATGTCAACATTAGAAGCATCCTGATATTCAAGATATACTCTCCCATAATCACCAGCACTCAAGATATCTCCATCTGGAGTTCTTACTGACTGGTGTATCTTTACGTCACGGTCTTCCATCCATGCCTTAATACTGAAATCATAAATGTAACGTCTTTGGATGGATGGTATGTTGATCCAGAACTCATTCTCTTTCTTGTTATTTATTACGTTTACTTCATCAGGATCAGCTACAGCGTGCAACAATGGATTAAGCCTATCCCTGATCTTGTCTGACAACTTCTTCGCACGCAAACCTTGTATGATCAACTCATTCTTTAACGAGTTTAATCCCTCTGGCTCCACGAGATAGTTATCAAGGCCAACTTCGTCCATAGCCCTGTGTCCCATAACTCCAGTGTTGTATACTATCTTGTCTATTGATATGTCTGTAAAGACTGGTGGTACTGTGTATGTGACGATGTGATTCTTTAACCCAAGAATAAGCTTGCCTGTCTGCCCAAGTCTACCAAGGCCCGTGATCTTGTCACCACGTGCCAACACGCCTGCCAAATCTATGTCAACATAGTCACTCCCGGTACTCCAATCATCTTCATCATCAACTGCACTGCCAACAAACTGTGTGTCACGCCCAGATATACCAGAAACCCATAGCCTGCTATTCAAGGCTATAACATACTTACCCTTTGGGGGACTATCTGCGAGATCAGAAGCATACCAACCTGTATGCGCTGATGGGGGAGCTGCGCCATCGTTTAATGCCCCAGTTGTCTCTTGATAGTTAACACCCATTGCTATTGGAGTTGCGTTCTGCAACTTCAATGCTCCTGATGTAGTGTGATGATATACGTTCCACCCTGTAGCCCCTGTCAATGTTATCGGGGCGGTGATATCAAGAACATCGCTTGCTGGTATTACAGTTGTTGTCTCTTCGCTAGGTATTGTCTCACCGTTAGCGGTTACATATGTTATAGCCGAGTAATATGTTCTGCCTGCCTTAGCACCTAGTGTTGTCGTACCATCGGAAGGAGCGGCTGCTCTAGGTAGATAACCGTACTTAAACGGGTTGTCTGTACCATTTGACATACATAACTTGGTACGAAACATAGTCCAATTAAGACGTTTCCCAGCTGTCAACCCTGATTTAATTACAGTATCAAACGCTCCAGTTGCAGACGTGTATCTCAGTAAACGAGTATCCGCTTGTGCTAACACCTCAAAGTCTGCTGGATAGTCACCCTCGTATACCATTAATGATTCTATTGTTGGGCCAGCCTTGTATATGTCAAAGATAAGATCTTGTGTAGCGTCTTCAGCCCAGCCAGAGTCCTTCGCATCGGTTGCGAATGTGTTACTACCATGCGATGGAGTTGATGAGTCAGTGCCAACTTCTATGTAATTAGATGCATCACCACCACTGTATTCAATAAGCACACAGTAGTCAGCAGAGCTGGTTGTGTATGGCCCCTCAAATGTAAACTCAGTCATCACGTATGAGCCAGTCAATACAGACGGGCTTAACGATACTGACTCTGCTAACATAGAACCCGTTGGCTTTGCCGTGCTACCAACAGATCCAGTACTTGCAAATATCTTAGCTTTTATATCACTAGTTGGTGACCCGGTTTTCTTTAAGTAAAACTGTACGGACTGTATTACTTCGCCAGTGTATGCAAGAGCAAAACCAACCTGCTCGTTGTTATCGTTATACATACTGATGCCAGCATCCTGATTCCCAACTGCGTATGTATCTATACTGTTACCAGCTGAATGTTTAGCAGCGACAGCATTGTAGAACTTCCTGCCTCTGCGCTTTGACACTTCACCATTGATAGCAACCCGTGCATTCTGTAGCTCTGTAGCAAAGTCAGCAGAGATGTTACCCTCACCGACAGCAATGTCGAACAACCCTTTGTTGTTGCCCTCAAATATCTTTTGCTTCATTGCCATAGTTATCTAGCCACTCCATAATTCCTACTAGTTAACGGGCGAAACCTTTTAGCACCACGATTACGTCCTATTACTTTCTTAAGTAAGTTATTAGCTACGCCCATCTCACGATCTCTCTTGGCGAAATCCTGATCGTACTCAGCATACTTAGCTTTAACCATATGCCTGATGATTACCTCCTGATGCGGAGTTGTGTCGGAGTCAGAACTTAGGTCAGACAACTCACGAAAATACCAGTAAGTCATCGTCTTTGCGTTCTCTGAAGAAGTCGGTACAGGGTCTACTTTAATCTGATGAACTTGCGAGGCATCGGACTTCCATGCTACCCACATTATGGGCAGACCCGTATTATTCCTTATCACCTCTTCCTGAAAGTCCTGATTGTTTTTTGCTCTGTGAACAAAAACGTCATCGGAATCTATGTAGAATCTTTCCCCGGCTATTCTGTTTACGTCTGCATCCGCTGCCAGTGCATAAGTAGATGTACTAGTAGCAAGCGTTACTGTGCCTTGAGACTTGTTAATCTCAAAGTTACCAAGAATGTTTAGCTCTTGGATCGATTCGTTGATGTAATCTAATATGCGTGCTTTAGCGTCATTGACTAAACTTGAATCTGGATCAAGTCCAAGGTCACGTAATATGGGATTTCTTATTGTAGCGAGAGACACGGCTCCTCCATGATCTGCTTCATTGCATCTGCCCAAAGACTTGCATTAGTCTGGGCATTAAAGTTTTCTGTTACGTACATACGTGCTGCCTTACCCACTCTCCCCCGTAACACTGGGTCTGCTATCAGTTTCTCTATGTAATACTCACATTCTTCAGGCGTGTTGTATAAGAAGCCTGTCACCCCATGTTCAACCACTTCGGAGTAAGGAGGGATATTTTTCATCACAGATGGTATGTTCAACGCTGAATATTCTATCCACTTGATTGGTGACTTACATACGTTGAACAAGTCATCCTTCAATGGGATTACCGCTATGTCAGCGTTCAGCAACATCTGTTTATACGGATGAGCTGGTGTTGCTACCCATCGGTGGAACTGATACTGCTTCCTGTTTACATCCTTGAATATTCCCTTGAACTCATGACCGCATATCTCAAGCTTAACTTTCTTGTGTCGCTTTGTGATGCTAGTCAGTGTAGGCCCAATCTCTACCAAGTCTTGGTAATGTGAACAACCACCATGCCACGTAATTCTAACAAGCCCATCGTTAACCATCTTTACTGGCTGCCAAATGCTGAAGTCAATTGAGTTAGGTAACACAAACACGTTATCGTTGAACTGGCTGTAGAACTTCTTAAGCTCTTCAGTTGTTACCGATACCGCATCAGCCATCTCTAAACATTTCTTAGCCGCTGCCACCTTCTTCTTGTTACGCTCAATGTCAAACTGGCCTTTACCATCCTGCCAAATCGTCAGCTTCTTGCCATCAAGTTCTACAACGATGTCCTCTGTCCCCATGTCCTTATAGTGTGGACTCAGTGGATTAATCTCAAAGATATTATCGTCATGATCAACGATGACCTTTTTGCGAGGTGTCATCTTATGCAGCACATCAATCATCTCAATCATCTGCTCGTTAGCTGCACGTGGTATGACTGCCACGTCACACTGCTCCAACAAGTCGAAGAGATCATTGTCCCCACAATCAACTCCACCAATTGCTGCATCGATGCCTTTTTCTTCGTTTACATAAGAGATAGGTTGACGTATACGATATAGACCGCACGCTCCGTTATCTCTTAAGACACCACACACCTTGATGTCTTCACCTTCTTCATTGAACCCTATTTCTGTACTACTCATAGCTTGTCTTGAATCGCTGTAACTACTATGTCACCCATGTTGTACTGCGTAAGCTTCTCATTGGAGTACATAATATCCTTGTGGTACTGTGTAAGCCCCTCCAAAAACGAGAGGTTACTGCCAACATCTTCAATGCGATGTATATACTTCTGGAATACTTCGTTCTTCATGACTAAACAACAGCGTGGATAAGACATATCGTTACCACCAATATTAAACAACACTATGTCTTCGTTACGATCTTTAAGCTTCTCTACAAATTCATCATCAACGAGAAGTTCATCGTCATCTAAAAGAAGAACATACCTACCCTTGACATAGTCCTTGCAAGTTGAGAGCAAACGATTCGTTCCCAATAGCCCAACATCAACTTCCCCATGTATGATTACCTGATCATAATCTTGCCTCGTTTGGTTAGACAAAGAGATCATGTTCTTTGCTAACTTGTCTGGCCCGTTGTAGCATCTGGTAACAATTGTCAGATCTCCGATTTCTCCCTGCGAGTTCGTATTGCCAGACTTTGGATGATTAAATGACAATCTTACCGTTGGCTCTTCTGACTTCTCTAAATGGTATGTCTCTAGCATAGTGATGAGTATGTCTCGTGTGTGCTAAATATTCTCACAGCTCACATTTTCTCATGCATTCGTTACTACAGAAATGTAAGTATGTGTAGACCGAGTGAACCTCACCCTCGCTTGACTCTGCCTTATTATGAGGGAAATCACCAAACTTGATTACTTTACCGTTCTCGTTAAATGTATCACCACATGTACTACACTTGTACGATCTCACAACCACTCCTAGAAATTTTGGTTACAGGTACGAAATTCTGGATGATCCTCAAAGAAACGCCTTGACGCTTTAACGAATGCATGTTGATCACCATCAACAATATCTTTATACTTCGGGTTGTTCAGGAATATAGACGGGATGCTACCCACCTTACGCATCATCCGCTGATCCGTGAACCCATTGTCACTATACCTTCTCTCGTCTTTAACCTGTTCCCCTACGTCAGTCACATCTTGAACGTGGTCAATAACAAATTTCCTCCCCTCAAACTTAAGGCGTGTTGCTATGTCACCTATGTAGTCTTCATCGTGTTCCATTTACCAGTCCTCTTATCTTGTCTAGCGTTTCAATTTGCTCTGGGTTAAACTGACCAGTACCATCTCTTCTCTCATACCTAGCTCTCTCTTCTGGGTGAGTTAGACCACTGGGTATCAGGTCACCTCGTATGAATGCGTCACCGTATGATGTGCGTAATGCGTTCTCAAATGATTCAAAATTAGTACCACTAAGACCATTTGCCTTGTCTCTCTTGTAGAAGAACAACTGTTCCTCAATCTGCTCTGGAGTCATCCTATCTATCAATTCATTCTTAAGCTTAAGAAACTCTTCATTGAATGGCTGCCCTTTTATGTCAGCTCCACCCATTTGATGAAGAAGTTCTCCTACTAAAGTATTTTTTAATTCGCCCACGCCCTGACCACGTGCCTGCCGTAACTCTATGCGTAACTGATCTGGGTTCCCCGGTGCAGGCTTGTTAGGCGGCCCTATCTCTCCCGGCAGAAATGTTTCCGCAAATCCTTTACCCTTTGGGTGACCAAGTCTAATGTCCACAGGTGAGCTACCAAAAGCTTTAGCCAGCCCCGGCCTGTCACGGACTACCTGCTGGAACGCTTCGTTAACTTGATGCCTGTTGTATGTTGGGTTTAATCTTAAGTCAGCCATAGTTTAGTTGAGGAGGTTATCAGTAAGTGATAATGAAAGGGGGCCGAAGCCCCCAATCACCTTTGTTTACGAAGTAGTAAGTTCCGTAACCTTACCTGAAGCAGCTTCGTTGAGAGAGACAACGCCCCACTCAGCTTCCACCATTCCACGTCTTGAAGATCCAACCTTCGCAATCGGAGTATGTTTGACCGGACGCAATGTCACGATGCCCCACATATCTTTCTGCAACTGAACGATCTTGTCAGTGTCCATGTAGCGATCAAGAATGATACGCTGCATACCGAAATCACTTTCGTAGACATCGACTGATGCAATCAGCTTCTTGCTGGATGCTTCAATATTACGAGTTTGGCTTGCAGTAAACGCAGAGATCTGTCGTTTCTGGAAACCATTCGCATACGTGGTGTCTGGATTTCCACCACTGTCAAAGATAGTCTGCAAGTTGTTATTGTACAAAGTCTCCGTAAGAGCCTGTGTACCAGTTGCAGAACCAGTTTCTACGTTACTGGCAATGAAGGACAGTACGCCACGAGTAGTTCGAGCAGTACCACCGGACGCACCAGATGCAGATACACCGGATACGATGTCTACTTCCATAGCACGAGCCATGATCTTCAAAGCTTTAGCGAGTTGATACTCATACTCGCCACCTTTCACCCCGGCACGCTCTACTGCGTCAACAGTATCCGTTACCTCAAAACCTTCACGATTGATCTGAAGGTAGTTACCCAATCGGGTACGTGCCGTCAGAGTTGGTGCGGTGAAGGTCGCTCCCTCAGCTACTCGCCCTGCGTCAGCAGTGCCAAGAGAATCTGTGAGCCACTCATGCAGGGTATTAGAAGCCTTAGACTTCTTAAAACCACTCAGCATGGGAGTTTCAACTGGACTAATATTTACAATAATATTCAGTAGGTCTTCCCGTCTACCTACTGACTGATAAGTTTCATGTGCTGCCATTTAATATATCTCCGTTTAACCGTTAGGGTTCCACGAATGTCCTGCGCCTTGCAATATCTTTGCGAAGTTTGACAAATCACCACCTCGTGCCTGCGTTACCTGCTGCCTAAAGTTCTGCGCTTGAGCAGGTTGATTAGCAGGAGCTGTGCGAGGAGTACTGCCAGCCATCGGTGCAGGTGCTGCACGTGGAGCAGGCGTGTTACCTAACATTTGTTCGTATTTTTGTGAGTTAACCATCATCTTAGTAAGCTCCGCTGCCATCACCATATCGTGTGGATGCTCTTTGAAGCTCGTTCCCATCAACTGTTCTAAAAGTGGGTATGCCTGCCCTTTAAGGACTTGGTAATATTCACTCTCAGGGTTGCTAACGAAATCGTAAGTGTCCTTAACGTACTGGTCAGATCGTTGACGCATCACTTGATGCTGTTCGATGAGTTGCTTCTTGGTAGCAGCATTTGAACTCTGCGCTTCAAGATCCTTCTCCAACTGCATACGCTTAACCATCTGTTGACCAACCTCTGCTGAGGTCATCAAGTCACCCTCTTCATTCAACTTCACATCAAGTTCAGCGAGTTCAGTCTGGATAGCTTCAGTATTGTCTGGCACAGGATTCCACTGCTGTTGCAGATTCTTGAAATTCTGCGCCATATCCTTAAGCTTACTAATCTCATCATCACGTGATGCAATCTGTGCATCCTTCTCAGCTAAATCCTTAGCTGACCTTTCCTTGATACCGCTAATGCGCTTACTCATACTGTCAGTAAGTGAGCCGTCATCTGCTACCGAAGCTTGTTGCACTGCCTCTTGCTGAGGAGCCAACCCTTGTGCTGCATCATCAAACTCCTGAAGAGGAGTCATTTCTGACCAGTCTAAATCTGCTGGTGCGATGTCATCGGAGATAGGCAACGTGTGCCCCATCTCTGCCGCTGCGCTTACTATTGAATCTGTGTCTACCTCCCCACCAGCTGCCGAATCTGGTTGGGTAACAGGAAGCGTGTCCTGATTTACGATTGTTTTGTTATCTGGCATTTTATTTTACTCCTTTAGTTTTCTGCCCATAAGGTGGGCGAACCCTGAACTGTCTACCTGAGACAATATCAACGAGTCCATTAAGTCCTGCCATCCGCTTAAGTGCGGATATATTTGCCTTGCAGGCTATGAACTCCTCTAATGTTTTACACTCCTCAATTCTCATGTACTCTCGCATCAAAGAGTCCTCCATCTCATCACGTACTTCCTGCCAATGTGGAGTGTTTATAACACTGGCAAGCTTCTCTAGATGAATGCGCTTATCCTCTGAAGGCTTGAGTACTCTAAGGAATTTCTTAAACATAGTTATTTTTTCTTCTTCTTCTTCTTCGCCTTCGCTTTCTTAAGCACCTTCTCTACTTTCGGTGTAGACTTATTCGGCATCACTTTCGACTTCATTAAATTCTTCATCCTTTGCGATTGATCTTTGTCTGCCTTCGACATGTCCTTACCGCTTATAGAATCCTTACCGTATTGGTCACGAACCATATCGGCTTTAGTCCTCGTGGTCATCTTTGGCTTTTTCCTACCAGTGAGTTCCCCCCTTACT